GTCTGGTAGTCCTTCCCAATGCAACTGGTGTAGGATTTGCTCAGTGGGCAACTGTGATTGACCCTGATAATCCAGAGGTTACAATGAAACAACAACATGTTGTATATGTTGTTGCCGTACAAGAAGATGTTGCCAAAAAATATAATGAAATGTTTGGTAGTAAATTAGTAACGCCCTCTAGTAAAAAACTAATAGTATGAAACCCGTAAAAGAAAAAATCAGAGCACAAGTAAAGTCTAAGTGGTACTACATTTTCTGGGGTACTGCAACGGTATCTGTTGTTCTTGGACAACTTTATGTTGGCACAGGATATCGTCTTTTGTATAGTGGTATGCAAGAATTACTTGATAAAGTTGATGGAGTGCTTCTCCATTCAACACCTAATAAAAGACCTAATTATATCTGATGAAAGCACTGAAAACCCCTCTTCGTTATCCTGGTGGTAAATCTAAAGCCATCAAAACTCTGTCTGCATGGTATCCCAAAGTGATTACAGAGTATCGTGAACCCTTTATTGGTGGGGGTTCGATTGCTATCGACGTAACTAAATCTAATCCAAGTATTCCCGTCTGGATTAATGACCTGTATGTGCCCCTCTACAACTTCTGGGTGCAACTACGGGATCGTGGTCAGGACCTTTCTGAGAGTGTCAGAGAGCAGAAAGAGAAGATGCTTGAGAGTGGCACCCAAGAGGAGAAGGACAAGTTTGCAAAAGACTTGTTCAACCAGTATGCTGCTGAGATTGATACTTATGATGACTTTCAGAAGGCAGTTGCTTTCTTCATCATGAATAAGTGTAGTTTCTCTGGTATGACTGAGAACAGCACTTTCTCTCGCACTGCTGCTAATTCTAATTTTTCTTTGGTTGGTGCAGATAAACTCAGACAGTTCTCTAATCTTATTAAACACTGGAAAATTACTAACATTGATTACTCTAAAGTAATGAATGCTGATGGTCCTGAGAATACTTTTGTATTTCTTGATCCTCCTTACGACATCAAAGACTTTCTGTATGGAAAGGATCGTGAGATGCACAAGTCATTCGACCATGATATATTTGCTGAGAACGTATATAAGTGTCCTCACAACTTTATGATCACTTACAATGTGAATGATCGTCTTCTTGAGTTGTATAAAGATTATTACCTTGAGTATTGGAAACTACGTTACTCTATGGTTCATCGTGGTGATAAGAATACCCAGGACAATGTAAAGACCGAACTTCTGGTCACTAATTATTCCCTTACTCCTATGACACCTCTGGAGAAGATATGGAACTGAAAGATTGGTTGAATTCTATTAACTTCAATAAGGAAGATCTAAGTGAGGATATTAGCTCTTACCCTCCATATATCATTAATCGTTGTTTGTCTGGGCACCTTGATTGTGTCATGTTTGCTAATGAAATGAACAAACATCATTTCTTAGATAAAGATATGCAATATTCATTTTATCTAAATACTTTGAGGAAAAGAAAGAGATTCTCTCCCTGGCTCCGAAAGGATAAAGTCACGGACCTAGAATGTATCAAAAAGTATTATGGATACAGTAATGAAAAAGCATCTCAAGCTTTGAAAATCCTGACACAAGAACAAATCAATTTTATTAAACAACGACTTGACACTGGAGGAATGAAATGAGTACTACGGTTGAACCAACGGTACAGTGGTCTCAGGATCAAATGGTGGAAGTGCTTCTGAATGAACCAGATGATTTCCTAAAGGTTCGTGAGACTCTTACACGCATCGGAGTTGCATCACGGAAAGAGAAGAAACTCTATCAATCATGTCATATCCTGCATAAACAGGGAAGATATTTTATCGTCCATTTTAAGGAACTGTTTGCCCTGGATGGCAAACATGCTAATCTGACTATCAATGATGTTCAGAGACGCAATCGTATTGCTAAACTGCTTGCAGATTGGGGTCTGATTACAATCGTCAAACCAGACTCTGTGACTGACATCGCACCTTTGAACCAAATCAAAGTTCTGGCATATAAGGATAAGTCGGATTGGGTTTTGGAGCAAAAATATAACATCGGCAAGAAAGGAAAGACCCAGGAAACCGAATAAATAAACCTGCGATCTTTCGTGCGGTCGCTTCAAAAAGTCGGAAACCCCTATAAGGAGGTGCGGTCACTACCGTATCTCCTTTTTTCGTGCTATGCTATAAATATATCGGATGCCTTCGGGGTCCACACAATCAAATCTCGCTTAGTTAAGGAGAAGTACAAATGACTTGGGACATTAATAGGTATAACGCCGCCAACGTAGATCAGTTGTTTGATCGTATAAATAAGAACAGCATTGGTATGGACGAATACTTTGATCGTCTGTTTACACTACACGAAACAACGACAAACTATCCACCCTACAATCTAGTTACGGTTAGCAACGTAGAATCGAGACTAGAATTAGCATTAGCAGGATTCAAAAAAAAGCAAGTCAATGTCTACACACAAGACGGAAAACTCTTTGTCGAAGGGCAACGAGAAGATGGAGAAACAGGGACAGAGTATGTCCACAGAGGAGTGGCTCAAAGATCTTTCACTAGAGCATGGACCCTCAGTGACGAGACGGAAGTTAGATCAGTTAGCTTTGAGGATGGGTTGCTGAGTATTACACTCGGTAGAATTGTCCCACAACATCATCAAAGAAAGGATTGGTTCTGATATCCTGACTGATTTCTGCTGCAACTGATACAAAAATGTATCATGATGATACACTAAAACTATATAATTATGTCGTAAAACAAAACACTGTGGAATTTCTAATAATAGTAGCAATTATTACTCCATTTTCCTCATTAGTTATTAATGCTTTTGTTGACGATTCCACAGATGATTTGGACTTTCTTTGATATGTTAGAAGATTTAAAATCATCTGCCGTAGCATTTGTTTATGCCTGGGCAATTATTCTTGCTCCCATAGCATTAGTCACAACAATTACTAGTTTAGTGTCACCACCAGTACAAGAATCTTCCTAAAAAAGAGTGTATAACCTGCACTAAATAAAACTGAATATCGTCGCCGCAGAGGGGCAACTGGCACAATCCAGTTGACGCCCCTCTTTTTTATTGCTAAAATGTAGATGAGGAAATACTAGACTATGACTATTAAACTTTTGCTTTTGAAGTCGGGTGAAGACATGATTGCCGACATCACTGAGATGGCATATGGTGAAGATGATGATCGACGGGTTGTTGGATATTATCTAAATAAACCTTGTGTCATTAAGATGCGTGATCCCAATACTCTTGAAGATATGAGTGAGGGTCGTGGAAGAAAAGCAGGTTTTGAAGTATCTCTGTTCCCATGGATGCCACTATCTGCTGAAGAAAATATTCCAATCCCAGCTGATTGGGTGGTGACCATGGTAGAACCTACTGCCAAATTAACAGAAATGTATGTTGAGGACATCGTAAAATATGGAAAAAACAATCAAAGCAATAGTTCTGACGAACAACAAAGTCCTAGTAAGTCAGATTGATGAAGTTGGTGCTGATGTTGGTGAACCAGATTGTAAACTGACCAATCCTTATATATTGAAGGATGATGGTACAATGGAACCCTGGTTACTCAGTGTCTCTCGTCAAGACATTTTTATGATCAGTTCTGATAAGATCCTAACTCTTACAGAACCAATGCCCACCCTAGTTGAAAAGTACGAAGAGTTAACTAAGTAATGCGTTTCTACACTAATGTTCAGTTGATCGGTAATCAGTTTCTCGTTCGGGGAGTTGAGAATGGTAGAAGGTATGAACACAGAGATGAGTTCTTTCCTACTCTGTTTGTGAAATCTAAAAGAGATTCAAAGTATAGAACATTAAGTGGAGAACCAGTAGAGGAAGTGCATCCTGGCACAGTTCGGGATTGTCGTGAGTTCTACAAGAAGTATGATGAGGTTGATGGATTTGCTATCTATGGCAATGATCGTTACATCTATCAATATATCTCAGAGAAGTATCCTGAGGATGAAATCAAGTTCGATATCAGTCAAATCAAACTGGTAACTCTTGATATTGAGACCACTGCTGAACATGGATTTCCTGATGTAGAGTCTGCATCTGAAGAGATTCTTGCTATTACAATTCAGGATTATACAACTAAGGATATTATTACATGGGGAGTCAAACCTTTCATTAATAAACAGAAGAATGTCACATATCATTATTGTCCTTCGGAGCAAGAACTTCTAAATCACTTCATCAATCACTGGATGCAGGATGTTCCTGATGTGGTGACTGGATGGAATGTTCAACTGTTCGATATTCCATACATCTGCAAACGACTCAATCGTGTGTTAGGTGAGAAGTTGATGAAACGTTTCTCTCCATGGGGTCTTGTAACTGAGAATGAAATATATGTAAAAGGTAGGAAGCAACTTAGTTTTGATGTTGGTGGATTGACCCAACTAGATTACCTTGACTTGTATAAGAAGTTTACTTATAAGGCACAAGAATCTTATCGTCTCGACTACATAGCAGAGGTGGAGTTAGGTCAAAAGAAACTAGATCACTCTGAGTTTGACACTTTTAAAGATTTCTATACCAAAGGGTGGCAGAAGTTTATTGAATATAACATCGTTGACGTAGAACTTGTTGACCGTTTGGAAGACAAGATGAAACTGATTGAACTTGCCTTGACAATGGCCTATGATGCCAAGGTCAACTATAATGATGTGTTCTATCAGGTTCGTATGTGGGATAACATTATCTATAACTATCTGAAGAAACGGGATATTGTTATTCCACCAAAGATTAGGTCTGACAAAAACGAAAAGTACGCGGGTGCTTATGTCAAAGAACCAATTCCGGGAAAGTATGATTGGGTTGTTAGTTTTGATCTTAACTCTTTGTACCCTCATCTCATTATGCAGTACAATATCTCCCCAGAGACACTCCTGGAGGAAAGACACCCAACTGCTACAGTTGATAGAATACTTAAGGAAGAAATAAACTTTGAGTTGTATAAGGATAATGCGGTGTGTGCAAACGGTGCCATGTACCGTAAAGATGTTCGTGGGTTCCTACCAGAACTGATGGATAAGATGTATGGTGATAGGGTAATCTTTAAGAAACGAATGCTTCAGGCAAAGCAGCAATATGAAAAGACTCCTACTAAGGCACTGGAGAAAGAGATCGCCCGTTGTAATAATATCCAGATGGCTAAGAAGATCTCACTCAACTCTGCTTATGGTGCTATCGGTAATCAGTATTTTAGGTACTATAAACTGGCCAATGCGGAGGCGATTACGCTTTCTGGTCAAGTCTCTATCCGTTGGATTGAGA